CTTTGGTTTAACGCCTCAGAGAATTGCTGAGAGAGTCGTCTCTCTCTTGAAAGATGCTGGCTTTGCTACGCCAACTGATTTCAGCAAGTTCGATGGGCACGGAACCAATGTCATGCGAGAGTTGGAGAAAATGGTTCTCATGCGTGCATTTAAACCAGAGTACCACGATGAAGTTCTTACTTTACATCGTGCTCAATTTAGCCTTCAAGCCTATGGCATGTTTGGCACTGCTTATGACACAGGATTTTCTCGAGCCTCAGGTTCGCCTGAGACCTCCGTGTTTAATACTATTTTCAATGCTTTCGTGGCTTTCTTAGCCCGGCGAATGACTAAGGTCGATGGAATTAATATCCTTGCTGACGCTGCATTCGCTGGTTTGGGAATCTATGGAGGCGATGACGGGTTGACCGCTGACTTAGACCCTAAAACGTATAAGAAAGCGGCCAACTTCGTTGGTCAGGATTTGACCATAGAAGTAATAAAGCGCGGAGGCTTTGGAATTAAATTTCTGGCTCGTGTCTACCCTGCCACGGTTTGGTTTGGTGATGATAGCAATTGCTGTGATTTGGTCCGCCAGTTGGCTAAGTTCCATTGCACAGTTAATATGTCCACCAATGCCGTCGCACTTGACAAGCTTAAAGAGAAAGTACGTAGTTTCGCACTAACTGACCATGGTACACCTATTATTGGTGAGTTTTGTACTGCTTTTCTCGGTTTTACTGGTCCATTGGCACCTCAAGCCAATACTGAGCCTATGCGAACTTGGCTCTCAAAGTTTGATCTGGACAAACAATACAGGAACAAGTCTGAGACTTGGATGTTAGAGTATGTGCAATAAGCACTTCCAGATTTCGACTACCCGCGGTTTAAAGACTGGCTGAAAGGTGCCCTAAACGTAGAATATTTTCTAAATCCACCTATGTTTATGGAACCGCCTGAAGCTAGTTCTAAAATCCCCGTAGTCGTTGACGGAGAGGTGATTCCAAGGAACCATGTCATAAAACCTTCTGTCTTAGACCTACCCGTGCCTGCCCACGCCGATATAACTCCCCCCATTATACCTCACCCCGCCTACCTGGAACATCTACTCATGACGTTCCCTGAGTCAGAGCGGGCGGTAATGTGGAGAGAATTATTGCAGCCACCTGAGTTAGAGACTAAAAGGAATGAAACTAACGTAATACCTATTGCTGTCGCTTTAACACAACTAGCGGCAGGAGGGTCGTTTGCAATTGATCCCGTAGAACCAGGTCCTTTACCAACAAGTAGACCAAGTCCCGGTAGTATCGCGACCCAACAGCTATAGATGTTGGGTCTATTGCATTTACCCCTTCAAATAGTAAAACGTTATGTCTACACCTAAAACTACCAACCCTTCTCAAAGGAAGAAGAAGAAGAAAAATGTTAAGAAGAAAACTGCACCTATTCGCCGCCAGCGCAAAGCTGGCCCGCGTAAGTTCAACGCAGTGCGTATGGGCCAGAGAGTCGGCAACCTATTTGGTAAGCCCGCTGGCCTTGTGGGCGCCGAAGCCGGTCGCTTGTTTCGACAAGTTACCGGCTACGGCGACTACAAGGTTACCGGTAATTCATTACTGTCCAGTATGGACCGCCTCCCTACGTTTGTTAATAAGTCCTATGGCAGCCGGATACTCCACCGTGAGTTTTTGTTCGATGTTGTAACTTCCGACGCCGCAGGACAGTTTAAGATTCAGTCTGTCCCTATCCAACCTGCACTATTGGCTTCGTTCCCCTGGCTCTCAGCGAGTGCTGAGAACTATCAGGAATACCAGCTTAATGGTGCTGTGTACGAGTTTAAATCAAATTCTTACGATGCTCTTGGCTCTACAAATACTGCATCTGGTACCGTCATTATGGCCACTGACTATAATGCTCTTGATCTACCATTTGTTAACAAGTTCCAGATGGAACAAACTCAGTTTACTTGTAGTGGCAAGCCATCCATAAATTTGATGCACCCGATTGAATGTGCCAAAATCGAAACCCCGTCTAATACACTGTATACCCGATCAGGCCCGGTCACTACTGGTGACCTCCGTCTTTATGATTGGGGTAATTTTCAAATTGCAACCGTTGGAATGCAAGGTACTTCTGTCAATGTAGGAGAACTATGGATCACCTACGACATTACTTTGCTTAAGCCCAAGCTTACCTCAACTGTTGATGTATCTGATCATTACGTGTTGCCCATAGTAGATGGTAAAGTTACCTTTGTCCCAGGTGGCCCTGCCTATTTTGGCTCTTTGGCTAATCCTTTCTTGCCGATCAAAACGATTGGCTCCGACATGGGAACCTTTATTACGGCTTTCGATAATTTTGGCCTTGATACTATAAATTGGCCCCCTGGATACACGGGAAATGTTTGTGTTATCTACCGGTCAGAGCTTAAGTCTACTGTTTCTGCTACTCTTGCAACTCCGTATTCTTATGTTTTGGTCGGTGGTATCGCAACCCTTAATGTATTCGGAGGTGCCGGTACTAGTGTCAACTTTAATAACGAAGGTGATCAACCTATGACTTACAACGCCAATGGAGCGACCACGCTCGTCATCATGGTGTCAGTAGTCAATGGTGGTTCCCTCCGCCTTAAAGGTGGCACAACAGGTACCGGTCCCTTATCAGGAGACCTTATGTGCATAGCTCTTCCAACCAACTTTACTCGCCAACTCCCTTTACCGGCTTTGTTGGCTCCGCATTTTAAATCTGTTACTTGGACGGACACTGTTTCTCATTTAATCAGTGATGGAGAGGACTTTATCAAAGTACGTGAGCGCAAGTCGCACTCCCTAAAGTGATATGTCCAATCCTCTTATCCTAGTAATGGGTTTCATCATGCCTATATATATGTTGTATTTCTTTCTCTTTTGTACTTTGCTTTCTTTGGTTTATAAGACGGCCGCTAAGTAACCGCAGACCAGTACGTATGGAACCGTGATTCCAGTTCTATTTGTTGTTCTCTCCCCCCAGCTATAGAATCTCATCATTTTCAGGGTTACAACCGGGGTGGCGCTTGCCCCAGTTGTACACTCCCATTAACGTCAAATTTGTGATACAATGACGACCAAATTTCGTTGCCATTTGTTTTCCTCTTTGCTGTCTTTCCCGAGTACCTCAATCACAACAATATTGAGCTAACCGCCAAGACAGGCGACGTACGCTGCCAGAACAAGTGTCGCTTTCGAGCTGACCTTTCCGACAA